AAAGGTAAACTAAGAAAATATTTAACGAAGTGGTGTTTAGATATGGTTAAAGTCGAAGAAGAGAATCAAGGTAAATGGGAAATTGCTTATCAAGATAAATCACCATTTGTTGATAGAGATGGAATTGTCTGGTTCAATTTAGATTGGTTTAAAACATTTTTACTAACTCAAAAAGAATGGGAAATGGGTTCCAATCAAACCACATCCTTTATAAAAACAGTTTTTGATAAAAATAAACAAGGTGGTGCAACTCGAAAAGACAATAAGCGTTGCTTTTTTGTTAAAAAAGAGTACTTTGAAGACATAGAAGATCTAACAGCGAAAGAAATGAAAGGACCAGAGATACCATATTAATGCGTGAGAAATTTATAGAAAAAATATTTGGTGCACCAGGCACTGGAAAAACTTATAATCTAATTGCACGATTACAACATCACTTAGATGATAACTGTCCTTTTGATCAAACACTAACAACAACATTTACTAAAGTTGCAGCCAGAAATATTCGCTCAAGAATAGCAGGAAAAAATAAATTTACCGATAAACAATTATTAGCAAACGTACGTACTATTGATTCTTATTTAATGAATCAAATTAAAGAGGATAAAGATATTTGTTATACCAGTGATTTTTCAAGAGAGTTTTATGGTGTAGAAAAAGAAAGCCAAATAGATGATGCACGAAGAAGACACTTTTATGGAGGAATGGATATCCTTAAAAAAGGTAGAATTATGGTGGGGGATGGTATTGAAAACATTTTAAAATATTATGATACTCTTCGTTATCCCCAGGTGGGACGTAAAGATTTAATCTATATGGTAGAAAGTTACGAAAATTATAAAAAGAATCATCTGAAAATGGATTGGGAAGATGTAAAGTATAAAGGCCTAGCCGACAGAATTAAATTTCCAGAAAACATTGTGTTAATGATTGATGAAGCCCAAGACTGCAATAGACTTGAATGGTTGGTTATTAAAAAATTAATCGATGCATCTAAAAATGTTTACATTGCAGGTGATGATGATCAAGCTATTTATGGATTTAAAGGTGGTGAAGTTGAAACCTTTTTAAATTTTAAAGCAGATAAATCAACAGTTTTAGAGCAATCACCTAGATTAAATAAGGGTATTTGGACCTTAGCCGAAGCTGCAATTCATCTTATTCCTCCAAAAAATCGTCAAGAAAAAAAATACAAACCCAGTAATGTGAATGAATTTAAAATGGAACATTCCGGATTAATTAAGGAATTTAGAAACAAAGAAGTATTATCTAAAAACTATTTAGATATGGAGATAACCGATCCTAAAGTAGATATTCACTGGCTAATTTTAGCAAGAACCAACAATGTATTGGACATGCGTTATGCTCAAGAAATATTTAATTGGTCTCAAATTCTAGCAAGTCATAATCTTACGTGGGAAAAAGTAGAAGAATCAAATGGTTTCGGTAATGGAGCTGAACGAGGAACCACTCCCAATATACCACAAGATCAGATCCAAGCCATTGAAACCTGGTTGAGTTTACAAAAAGGTGAAAAAATTTTAGGTAAAGATGTTAAAGAATTTTATAAAACTATTCCACCAGGATTTATAAGAGATAGAAAGAAAACTTCTCTTATTAGAACAGATTCAATTATTCTTAAAGATGGCCAATATAAGTATGGAGATTTAAAAGATAAATTTTATTTAGATGCAGATATTAATTTACCATGGTCAGAGATATTAAATCTTAGACCACGAGATAAAGCTCATTATACTAATTATATAGAATATTTAAAAAAAGTAATAGAAAAAGGAAATCATAAAAAATCTAAACGTATTCTCTTATCCACCATTCATGGAGCAAAAGGGTTAGAGTCAGCAAATACAATATTAAATTGCGACTGGACTTATAAACCCTACAACTCTTATTGTATGGGTGGCAAACAAAGAGATGACGAAATGAGAATTTTTTATGTTGGTATTACCAGAACAAAGCATAATTTGTTTTTATATCAACCTGACTTTACATTTGGAGAATATAAAGGAATGAAGCACAATAATTTTTGGAACAAAATAAACGGTAAATAATGAGTGTTTGGAAAAAACAGATCGGTGGGAATCACTACCGGAAATATAAGGTGCAACCCAGTAGGTTTGTAACTGAGAACAAGTTGCTATATCCTGAAGGTTGTGTTATTAAATACGTAATAAGACATCAAGATAAAGGAGGAAAGCAAGATTTAGAAAAAGCTAAACACATGATAGATATGATTATAGAAAGGGATTATGATTGAAAAACCATTGTTCGCTCCACAAACAGAATGGCTTCCGCCAACTACTTTTCCAGACTTAAGAGACCGCAAAGAAATTTCTATTGACTTAGAAACTAAAGATCCACAATTAAAAACACATGGCTCAGGTTCTATTGTAGGCCGAGGATGTGTAACAGGAATTGCTGTCGCTGTTGATGGATGGAAAGGTTATTATCCTATTGCCCACGAAGGTGGAGGAAACATGGATAAAGATGTTGTTCTTAAATGGGTTAAAGATCTTTTACTAACAGACTCAGATAAAATTTTTCATAATGCCATGTACGACGTATGTTGGTTACGCGCCATGGGTTTTAAAATCAATGGTCGTATTATCGATACCATGATTGCTACTTCTTTGATCGATGAGAATCGAGGTCGCTATGATTTAAACTCAGTTTGTAAAGATTACATCCATGAATCTAAAAATGAATACGCTTTACAAGAAGCTGCCAAATCATGGGGAGTAGATCCTAAACAAGAAATGTACAAACTTCCAGCTATTTATGTTGGAGAATACGCGGAAAAAGACGCTGAATTAACTTTAAAATTATGGCAAGCCTGTAAACATGAACTTCAAACCCAAGATGTTTGGAACATTTTTGATTTAGAAACTGCTTTAACTCCTTGTTTAATTGACATGAGATTTAAAGGTGTAAGAGTAGATATAGAAGAAGCTGAACGATTAAAGAAAATGATGGGACAAGAAGAAAAGAATCTTCTTAAACAAATTAAAACTGAGACAGGAATTGATGTACAGATTTGGGCCGCGGCCTCTATCGCTACGGTCTTTGATAAACTTAAAGAACCCTATGAAAGAACACTCAAGACCCAGGCTCCAAGCTTCACGAAAAATTTCTTAGCGAACCATACACACCCTATCGTTAAAAAGATTGCAGAAGCGCGCGAGATAAATAAAGCTCACACCACATTTATTGATACCATTATTAAACATGTCCATAGAGGTAGGATTCATGCTGACATTAACCAACTCCGTGGAGACAATGGAGGCACGATTACGGGACGATTCAGTTATTCCAATCCAAATCTCCAGCAGATACCAGCACGGAACAAGGACCTCGGACCAATCATCAGACGAATATTTATACCCGAGAAAAAACATCGATGGGGTTGTTTTGATTACTCTCAACAAGAGCCGCGCCTCGTAACACACTATGCCTTACTACAAAATTTATATGGCGTTGATAAAATGGCTGATGCCTACAAAGAAGATAATGTCGATTTCCATAAAATTGTTGCGGAGATGGCAGACATTCCTAGATCTCAAGCTAAAACAATTAACTTAGGTTTATTTTATGGTATGGGAAAAGCCAAACTACAGGCTTCTTTAGGAGTGAGTAAAGAGAAAGCGGAAGAACTTTTAGCCAAATATCATACAGAAGTTCCTTTCGTTAAACAACTCCTACAATCGGTAATGCGTAGAGCCCAAGAGAGAGGACAAATTAGAACTTTATTAGGGCGCCTTTGTCGTTTTCATTTATGGGAACCTAATAGTTTCGGGATCCATAAGGCCATGACCCATGAAGCAGCGCTCAGGGAACACGGACCAGGGATCAAGCGCGCCTACACCTACAAGGCTTTAAACAAATTAATTCAAGGAAGCGCCGCCGACATGACTAAAAAAGCTATGATTGAATTACATAAAGAAGGAATTATACCACATATTCAAGTACATGATGAGTTGGATATTTCCATAAAAGATGATAAACAGGCTAAACAAATAGTTAATATAATGGAATCCGCAGTTGAACTGGAGATACCTAATAAGGTAGACTATGAATCCGGTGATAACTGGGGTGAAATTAAATAGGAGGAACTATGGAACACATTAAACACGCATGGGCTAAAGCTAAAGCTCATCCGAAAATAGCAATTGCTATAGCTGTTGTTATTGTTGTAATAATCATCGCAGCTTAAGGAATTTATGTGGGATGGCATATTTAAATGCAAACATACCTGTGGTCTATGCACAGATCAGAAGAGAATATCTTTATGATCTCAAAGCACACCATGGAGAGGTGGAAGACTGTGTTGTCTTTGGCCTGGCATCGATTACAGGGCGTCCTATTCTCTTTCACGCAATTATGGAGAATGGTGCTATCTTCTATCGTCTGCCGATTAGTGCGTTTATTCAAAGAGGATTTAAAATCAAAGATGTTCCTAGGACTAGACTTGACCAGTTGGAGCTTTGGAATTGCTTTAGTTACTATCCTGCTGTTACTAATTACGATATTCTAGACGGCCAATCCGGCAAATATATTGATAAAAACAAGAAATGGAATGTAGGATCCTATCTTTTCACAGTTGACTGGGCTCATCCAGAGAGTAATATAGTCGACACAGATCATTCTGAAATACCGCACGAACATAAGTGCGCTCACATACTTGCTTTGGATGATGGCAATTATGCGGCACAGCCTAATAATAGAATAATATGGAGTATCCCATCTTTCACGGTGAAGGATGAAATTCCTTTTGATTGGAAAGTACAAACCAGCGAATGGAATGTAGAAGACACAAGTAAATGGAAAACAGAAGATAGTGATAGCTATTTTTATAACATAGAGGAAACAAAAGAAAATGAGTAGTGGACCTGAGATTAGATGCACAAATTGTGATTGTGTTTGTCATTGTAGTTTAAAAGAACACTCCAATTGGGGTGGGAAACCAAGTCAATTTAGTGGAGTTTGTGATTGTAATAAATGTGAGCATGAGGAAAAAAAATGACAATAGACGAAAAAAAAATTTGCAGTACGCATTCCAAAGAAAAAGAAAAATCTGGTACATGCTGTCAAGAAGAAGAAAAAAACAACGCCGAACAAAAGACGTATGAATATAAACCAAAAACAAGTGGTGAGATCATTATTGATGATACAAATGATTGTGAGTGGTGTCAGTGATTAATACAATGATTACAGCCCTACTCATTGAGGTAATGGAAAATGAGATACAACAGTTTAATGGCTTTAAAGCTTTTAAGGGCACGAAGACAAGCCCAAATAAGAATAGTAAAAACGGAAAAATGGGTTCGCTATATCACTATATTTCTGTTTGTTTGCCTATTACTCGCGGTTGGGGGACCAGCTCACGGGTGAGCCGTGCGTAATTTCCCCTACGACATCCAAATGACTGGAATGTTTGTCTTTATTACGTTATATTTAGTTTTGGAGATTATATTTTAATGGCTGA